CGAACATAGCGTGTATTTGTCCATGCTTAACGATCCAGAACTGCGTCGGTTACTTGCATGGCAGCTAGTCAATAAAGGTCGCGTAAGGAGCATCGGACTGAAGTACGAGTCGAGTGGGGGGCGGATGTCTGGTGACATGAACACCGCGGTTGGCAATTGCATATTGATGCTGCTTATGGTCGCGGAAATGATGTCTCGGATAAATTGCCCCAAATTCGATGTGCTCGACGATGGAGATGACATTGTGGTCATTGTCGAGAAGGGCTGGGAAGAGAGTATCAAGGAACATGCTTTTGAAATATTCCTGGATTTTGGACATGAGGTGAAAATCGAGAATATCGCTTACAAATTTGAGGATTTGGAGTGGTGTCAATGTCACCCAGTGGAGATAGAGTTCCAGCGTTTTAAGCTGGTGCGCAATCCTGCCAAGATCTTGACGAAAGGAATAGCAGGCACAAAGTACTTTACGAACCCTGATGAAGCAACACGGAGAAAATTGATCAACTCCGTGGGTCATTGTGAATTAGTATTAAATCTTGGGGTCCCTGTTTTGCAGGCTTATGCAGAGATGTGCATTCGCATTTCAGGGACAACTGAGTTATTGAACTTCGATTCGGTGGATGAGTACTACCATCGCATAGCAAAAGAAACGCGATCCATGGGTGTGGAGCTGCAAGACGTAGTTGCAAGGCCGATCACCATGGATGCGCGTTGCTCATTCGAGCGAGCGTTTGGTATCACGATAGAAGATCAGTTAGAGTTAGAGGGGTGGTTTGAGACCATTAGAGTTCCTATCCTTGGGGCAGAATCAGTGGCGGACGAGGTCGACATGCGCATGCGTAATCGATTCTTCGGCTCACCGTCGTCACTGTATGCCTTGAGGGAATGAACTCTAAAAGGTCGAATTCCGTTGCTCGCCGAGGCATGGCCAAACGCCAAGGCAAAAGAAGTCCCGGACAGGTTGTCCGGGCACCAGTGGCCCAGAATCGCTCTTCAAGGCGTTCTGGGGTCCAGTTGCAGAAGCATAGTGAGAAGGAGAGAATTGCTACCGTCAAGGGTAGTGTTGCTTTCTCTTCAGTTGCAAATTTTGCCATCAATCCTGGAATCCCAGCAACTTTTCCATGGTTGTCTGGGGTCGCACAGCATTACGAACGTTATCGGTTGGATAGCTTAGTTGTGCGATACAAGAATTTGAAGGGTACAGACACTGATGGTAACATCATCATGTCATTTGACCCTGACACTCTTGACCAGGGACCGACGACTGCAGTAATACAGACGCAGTCAACGGTTTATGTTGATGGAGCCCCATGGCGATTGTTCGAGATGCGTGTCCCATGTGACCGCCAAACTCGATTCATTCGTTCGGGACCTGTATTTGGCGCGGATCTCAAAACCTACGACGCAGGTAGGATTTGGGTGTCTGCGGAAGGATGTGCTGATGATTCAGATCACGGTTACCTAGAACTTGAGTATTCTGTTTCTCTGTTTGAGAAGCAGAATCTTGGTGCCGCAGCAGGCGCTCCAGCTTGCACTAGTTTGATACAATTCAATTTGGATGCTGATCAAACAGTTCTTGGGGGTGCCTCTGACGTTCTGGAAATCACAGAAGCTGTATTGAACAATGCCGCTCTCGTAAATGTCGCAGGAGTAATTACATTACCGGTAGGCACTTGGGAGGTTGGTTGCGAAGTAACTGCTTTTGGGCTTGTTAACCCCGGCATTAGCGTTTTGTTATCGCTTAACGTCGACGGGGCAATAATGAGTCCAGCAGTTTACTCCGGCATTGACGGTCTTCAGAACAAACCACACATGTTTTCTTTAACAGGTGTAGTTGTCTCTGATGGAAGTACCACTTGTTCAGTTGTGTATACAAACAATGGTAATACTTCAACAGCTCTGGCAGATCATTGAAGGTTAACTTTAAGAGCATGTTAAACAAGTCACACTCGAAATTAATTGAAAAACAAAATAAAACCAGAAGTGTGAGAAAGGCTATGGCGCGAAAGCGAAAGGGACTAACGATCCTTGCCTCCAGAGTCTGCTTTGCGGGGTTGTGCCCGCGAGCACCGGCCCAGTTGTCGCTGGGTAAACAATAGACCGCTTCGGACACGTCACGTCCAGGTTACTGTCGCCATATACAACAGAACAATACAGGGAGCGTGCCTTGGGATCTTCAAACATTCGGGCAAACGTAGCCAACGGGGAGAATTATCTGAGGATAGCGTCGTGAGGAGGGAG